CGGTTGTCTTTACTTACGAAGGGCTTATCTTTTATGACGATAAGTATTCTGATGCTGAAGCGAAAGAACGACTCTATCAAAATCTTCGCAGAACCTTGCCTTATATGAAAACTCACACTGACCACGCTGATGAAGTAAGATTAACGATTCAACCGAGTGATGATTTGTATTTAGCGGATGTGGTGGAAGAATTGCAAACTATCGAAGCCGAGCCGTTTTCTATTTTGGGCTACACCAAAGGATATATCACAAACTATCACACTAAAGAAATATCAAACTATGACCCAGAAACCACTCCACCCTTTTATACTTTAGTGATGAGCAAAGAACAATTCCAAGACCACCAAAAGCACTATGAGTTAGTCAAAGACTTGCGTAGCCACGAAGATGTGATAAAATATAACTACAAGGAACTGAAAGGCAGGAAATTTGTGGTTGGATGTCATGGGCAAAATATATCAACAGACTGGAGCATTCCCTATCGTGGTCGGCTACTTTCCAAAGATGAAGCAGAGAAAGTATGGATAATGACTGGCAACAAATTCACCGAACCCTTGAAGATAAAATTTAACAAATACTTATATCTCCGAAAGATTTACAACACACTCCCACAATTTATTAGAACTTTAATTAAACAAAGAGTAAAAATATATGTTCAACAGCGATAAGAGATTTGCCAAGAGGCACTATAGCAACAAAATACAAATAATCAAAAAGAAGATTTTAGATGTGGAATTTCTAGTGGATGAATACAAAATGACCCGCGAGGGATTTCGCACAGAGTATGATAGAATGAAAGAGATGCAAGACGCTTGTGTCGTCCGCACAGAAGAAGAGAATAAAAAAGAAGATAAGGACAAAGATGTCATTGCTCAACTGAAAAAGTTAAAAGAAAAATACGACCCTGATATTCTAAAACTGCAAAAGCAAATGGAGACAATAGACTTGCAGATAGATGGTCCACTTCCAAATGGTCAGCAATGTCTCAAAGAAACAATGGAAGGTTTAAGAACCGTGATAGATTTATTAAAAAGGAAAATAGCAAAGTTATGAGTAAAGAAGAAAAAGTATTAATATATGTAGGACTGACAATTTTTCCACTAAGCATTATTTACTTTTTATATTTATTATTTAGATGACAAGACTTGAGATATGGATGCAGACAATAAAAATCTTAATCGGAATCCTAGCAATAATTTGGGGATGGAAAGTCCTGATGTTGTTGGAGATGATAGTGAAGGAGATTTAACTGATGAACAGCAAACTATCAGGGAGCGAAGAATAGCCCAATTAAGACCTTATCAATACAAGAAAGGACAAACTGGTAATTCGCTTGGTAGATATTTGGGTGGCATATCAGGAAAAGAAAGAATGAGAAGAAAAATAGCTGGTATGACAGATGATGAATTTGAAGATTTTATAGAAGGAATGACCAAGAAGGATTTATTTGAAATGGCAGAAGGAAAACCAGACACAAAAGGAGATTTAAAAATAGAAGTCCCTAATAATTTAATTGAACTTATAAGACATGGAACTGCCAACCAAACAGGAGATAATAAACTTCCAGAATAAGATAAGGCAAGACCCTGTATTCTTTATTGAAAAAGTATTAGGCAATCCATTATGGGAAAAACAGAGATACTGGAAGCGGTCAGAGATAACCATGAAGTGGCGGTGAGAAGTTGCCATGCTTCCGGTAAGAGTTATGTGGCTGGCAGGATAGTTCATTGGTGGCTCAATGCTTATACTGATAGTGTAGTCATTACCACAGCTCCAACATTTAGGCAGGTTAAAGAAGTTCTCTGGCGTGAGATAAAGGGTTCGGTAGCGGGCAAAAAGATTTACCCACAGAAAGCAATGTTGGATACTTCTATCAATATTAGTCCGCAATGGTTTGCTTTGGGACTCTCCACTGACAAGCCAGACCAATTTCAAGGATTTCACTCTCCGCATTTAATGGTCTTGGTGGACGAAGCGTCAGGAATCAATCCAGAGATTGAAGAAGCGATTGATGGATTGACACCGGAGAAGATTGTTCGCATAGGACAACCTTTAACCAATGCCGGTAGGTTTGCCGATTGTTTCAAAATGGCCGGTGTGAAGAAGATGCAGATTTCTGCCTTTAATACTCCGAATATAAAAGAGAATAGAAACGCAATTCCCGGGCTAATACAGAAAATTGATGTTGATAATTTTAAAGTAAGATATGGAGAAGATTCAAATGTTTACAGAGTGCGTGTGTTGGGTGAGTTTCCTTTACAGGACAGCGATAGTTTAATTTCTGTTGATGAAGTAGCCAAAGCGATAGAAAGAGAAGCCAAAATATTACCTCAATGGGAAAAGAAAATGGGAGTGGATGTGGCGAGATTTGGAGATGACAGAACTGTTATCACAGTTCGGCAAATGGAAAAAGTTTTACGTAAAGATGTGTTTTCTAGTTTGGACACAATGCGAATATGTGGAGAGGTTATTAGGATAGCCAAAGAAGAACATATACAGGGAGGAAATATAAATATAGATGTCATAGGAGTTGGAGCGGGTGTGGTGGATAGATTGAAAGAACAGAATTGGATGGTCAATGCTGTGGCGGTTTCAGAGAGTCCGCAAGATAAAGAACACTATATAAATCTGCGAGCGGAACTCTATGATGCTAAATTAAAGCAATGGCTGAAAACCGCAGACCTTCCAAAAGATGATGATTGGTATGAATTGGCGAATATAAAGTATAAGTTTAACTCTAGCGGTAAAATGCAATTAGAAAGCAAAGATGATATGAAGAAACGAGGTTTATCTTCGCCTGATTGCGCTGATTCTTTAATGCTTACTTTTGCCAGTCAATTTAAGATTATGAATGTAGCTAGTCCGCTTTTAAATAATGAATATTGAAATAGGGAAAATTGAAGTGATATTGGAAAATGTCTCTGAACAGGAAACCATCAGGATTAAAAAAATCATAGACACCTTGTTTCTTAATGATGCTTTCAATATCCAAAATGGTTGGGTAAAACTCTCATTTGACAAAGATAGAAATTTAGGTTCTATTGAGAAAAATACTATTGCGTGGCGAAGAGATGTAGTATAATTTGTTTAATATCCTACTCCTAACACAAGGACGGAACTTAATTGTTTACGTCTTTTTTTATGGAGAAACAAATCTACATTGATGAATTTATACAAAAACTGACGGCTGAAAAAAAGTCAGCTCTTGATTTTGTCTCCCGTAGATATGAACAATGGAATGAAAACTACGAACTCTATCGCAATAAAGTAAAGACTAATAGACTCACTCAACGACAGCAAGTAAACATCCCTTTAATGAAAGAGACGATAAAGACCTTGCTCTCCAAGATAGATGATGCCCCGATGGTGGATTGGAAAGAATTGTCGGGCGACAAAGATAAAGAGTTAATCTTTCAAGAAATATGGAATGATGACTATGACCGACTTAATTTGGAAGGCATAGACATTCAAGACAAAAAGACAGTCCTGCTTTATGGGCGTTCTTTTAAGAAACTAAACTGGGTAAATGGTCAAATAGATGTCAAAGCGATGGATATTTACGATATTTTGGTAGACCCATTGACTAACCCTTTAGATATAGAATCCGCCCGTTATATAATCCATCAAAACATCTTCCGTTGCCTGAAAGATATTTTAGAAGATGACCGATACGCCACCGAAGGCAAGAATAAATTAAAAAACTATCTCTCTACGGAAAAAGGTTTAATCCAAACTGCTAAGAATAAGGAAGAGTTTGATAAGAAAATGAAGCGAGTGCAGTCAATGGGCTTATCAGGCGATAGAACCGGCACGATAGAAGGTGTAATTGCCGGTGGTGATGTGGTTATAAACTTGACCGAACACTACACTAGGGAATGGGACAAGACCGCCAAAGAGTATGTTAAGAAAGTTGTCGTTTATGCTGATGACACCATAGAGTTAATGAACGAAACTTTAATAGAACTGATGGGTGTAGATTTCTATCCATTCATTACTTGGGCGGAAGATATTGAAACCTCTGATTTTTGGACTGATAGCCCGGCAGATTTAGTGAGAACGCCTAATAAAGTATTAAACATTTGGTTCTCACAATTAGTAGAGAATAGAACTCTTCGTAATTTCCAAATGCACTGGTATGATGCTACGGTGCAAGGTTATGTTCCGCAGACTTATGAACCGGGGCCGGGCAGAATGTTGCCAGCGCCAGGCGACCCAAACAAGACGATAATGCCTGTAGAAATTTCAGGATTAGATGAAACAATGACTGCTATCCAATTTCTTACCCAGATTATTGAACGAGGTTCGGCTGTTACTTCTTTAGAGAAAGGTGTGCAAGAACCTGGTCAAACCACACTAGGCGAAGTGCAAATACTCGTAGGCAAAGCAACTGAAAGGACTGTCTCAATGGCGAAAGCATATCGTAGAAGTTGGCAGGAATTGTGTCAAAAGTATTGGAAGATATTGGAAGCCAATGGCGGAGAAAAGCGAACACTTTACAAGCAGTCTTATGACGGGAGTATGTGGCCAAAAGCTATCTATGTTTCGGATTGGAGAAGCAAGTTTGGCTACAAAGCGATGATAATCTCCACCTCTGAACAGGAAGCCGAAGACACCAAAGGACTACAGAAGTTTCAATATGTGATGTCTCAGTTCCCAAACAATCCAGTTCTGCGAGCCATCGCTCAAAAGAGAATGTTAGAAATGTTGGACTTAACTTCTCAAGAAATGGAGAAAGTCAAACAGGCCGAAGAGCAATTATTAATTAATCCGCCAATGGCTCCGGCACAGATGCAAGGACAACCAATGGCTAAACAAAATGCACAACCTATTGTATCGCCTTTTGCACAAGCGGGGGGTTAAAGACGTAACGGAGTTGGACGACTTTGAGAAACAAGATTTTGAAAAATGGAATAAGATATTAAGCGGAGGAGAACTGACAGTGGAGAAGATAAAGAAGTTCTGCGAAAGCCAAGTGAAGATTATAGAGGGACAATGGCGGAACTTGGACAATGTAAAAGAAAAGAACGAACGACTTATCACCCAACATATTATTTATAAGACATTATTAGAACTAATTGAAGCTCCAAATAAGGAAAGAGAAAATCTTGAAACTTATTTAGAGAGCTTACTAAAATAAAATGGGAGCAACAATACAAGAGTTAGAGGCACAATTAACAGCCCTTAATAAGAACTATAATACCGACCCATTGGTTATTACAACCAATATAGATATTGGTTTAGAACCGGTGGTGGATTATACCGAAATAGGCGGACGAGCCAAGCAATACTTCATAGCTGACGATACCTATGATGTTTATGCTATCAAAGCGGTGCATAACAAAGCCCAAGCGTCAGCCGATGGAGCGAGTTTGATGGTATCTAAATGCTCAAGCACTACTGCTCCAGCAGACGCTACGCTTCACTTGATTACCAATACCGCTTTTAGTGGAGGAGANAATGTGTATAAAGGTTTCAATCTAAAGGGTATAGCGGCGCACACAGTAACAGATGTTACATTGACCACAGTCGGAACAAGTTTGAGACTAGTCGCGGGCGATAGGCTAGTCTACGGATGCAATGGGACATTAAGTTCCCAACAGATTACTTTAACCACCATTCTTCACAGAGTGAGAGCGTAATATGCAAAGAGTAAAAATAGACGACAACCAAATAATTTATCCTTACGCCATTAGAAGTATGACTGGCACTATCGCTACCACAATGTCCGATGGAGTTTTGAATGATAAGACCCGATTAAACCGAGATACCCAATTAACTGACCCAGATTCTGTTGAGTTTCACGACCTGTTAATGGTTTCAGGTGTAAATAGTTCAGACCAGGCTATCCGACTCAACTTTCATGAAAACTATGGAGGTTCAGCTCAATTCAGATTGCAAATGGCGGCATCAGCATCCACTCAACTATTCTTTCAAGTCCCATGGCGGATGAGTGAGAAAGGAATGGCGTGGTGGGCGGATTATGATGTTTATGGCGGAGTAACAAACGCTGACGACGTTACCAATACTACAGTCAATGTGCTATTACAATTCATAAGAAACACAAAATGAGACCAATAGGAAAACCAATGATGAGTAAAAAGGAAGCAGAAGCTATGATGAGTGGTATAAAAAATTACGGTAAAAATGTGGTTGGCGGAGCTAAAATAGTCGGTGGAATGGTAAAGTCAGGAGTAAAAAAAGTAAAGAGAAAATTTAAAAGTTATATTGGGAAAAAAGGTCGCAAATAATTAATAATAATAATATGCCTAAAAAAAAAGAAAAAAAGGTTATTAAGAAGAAGATTAAGGAAGAGATAGAAGAAGCAATAATGGAAGAGGGAATCGTGGAAACTCCGCAGGAGAAGAATGATAATCGGAAGTTAGGTTTGATTCAGGAGTTAGCGAGACTTCGCAAACTCCACCAAGACCAAGTAGAACTTGGCATTCACCCAGATTCTAAACTTGAAGTTCTTATAGCGAATTTGGACAAAGAGATTGGAACATTATAAATAATTAGAGTTATAGAACTCACAAAACTATGGAAGAAAAAAAAGAGTTAGGCGAAACTCAAAAAGTCGTCAAAGGCGAGGGAGAGCCACAAGTTCCCGCATTATCAGAGGCAGAGATTGCCGAGCTTAAGAATAAAGCTGAAGTCAGTTCCCAAAACTTTGAAAGAGCCAAAAAAGCCGAAGCAAGGATGAAGGAATTGGAACAGCAGTTAAGTGAGACAAAAACTTTTTCTGATGAAGACTACTCCGATGAAGGAAAAGCTCTAAGAAGTGAAATCCTTACATTAAGAGAGGATGTCATCGCTTTCAAAAAGCAGAAAGAAGAGGAAACTATCTACAATAAATTTCCTCAACTCAAAGACAAAGAAAGCGAGTTCAAGGAATATCTGGAAAGTCCAGAACTGAAAGGTTTATCTCTTGAAAGGTCAGCTAAACTCTTTATGGCTGAAAATGACTTGGCTTTCAAAGCTCCCGCTAGAGTAGGTTTGGAAAAACCCACCGCCGGAGAAAAAGGCAAAGTCAAAAAGGGATGGACTCAAGAAGAAGTAAGGAGTTTGCGGGAAACGCAACCTCGCAAATACGAACAAATGTTGCGTGATGGAAGACTAAATCCAGACGAAATACAAGATTAGTCCATTACTAATTAACATTATAAATCTATGAGTATCCAATATTTTGGCGAGCAGTTCTCTGCGAAAGTTCTTAGAAAATTTTTCCAGTCGGCTGTTACGCCAAGCATTACTAATAAGAACTACGAGAGGGAGTTCAAAGGTCCTGGCGATAGGGTAAATATCCTTTCGTTCCTCTCTGATATTGTGCTCGGGGATTACACCACTGGCACAGATATGACCACACAGGCTCTAAACGATACTGAAGACCAGCTCACTGCTAGTCAGCGCAAGTATTATAACTTCCCAATAGATAGATTGGAAGAATTGTTCACTTACGCGGAAGATATGGCGGAGTCGTTGGTAGACAATGCGGCTAAAGCTCTGGAACAGGAAGTTGATAAGTTCGTTTTGGCTAACGCTAACGAATCCAAAGCTGGAAACTGGGTGGGTGTGAATCTCCGTGTGGCTGGAGGCGGAAGCACTTGCGGAACGCAAGCGTCTATCGCAACCACGGCTACAGGTGGAACGCTAACTGTTCAGGGAGACGATGAAGGTGGTAATGATACCAATGGTAATCTTACCCACGTCATTGAAAACTCCGAAGATGGGGCGCACTACCACTCTGGCTTTGACGCACAGGATGTCGGCAAACCAATTCGTTTGACTTCCGGCAAGACTTGGGCTACGCCTTGGTACTTGATTACCGCAGTTACAGATTCGTTTACTGCGACCATCCAGAACTGGGATGGAGCAACAGCCGGGGATGGAGATATTCCTACTGGCGATGTCTTGAGGAAGATGGGAGGTGGCTCGGGCGATGACGAACGAACCTATGAGCAGAACAGGGATGACAAACCTGCTTCTGGTGTTACGGCTACAGTAAAAGCTGGTTGGGGTTATGAGTTTCAAGCGGCGGCGGTTACGCAAGTAACGGCTTCTAATGTCTACGAAGTAATTACATTACTTGCAGAGAAATTAGACCGCAATGATATTCCTGACACCGACAGACACATCACTGTGCCTCCTCAAATGATGACTGTTCTAAGACAGGCGTCAGAGTTGCAACCTGCAATTCAGATGGCTTATGAAGGTGTTGTCTTGAACGGCAAGGTTGGGCGTGTCGCTGGCTTTGATATTCACATGGCTTCAGGAGCTAGAGTATCAACCAGAGCCGGACACAAGACCGGTACGGCAGTAGCGAATGGAGCGGATACTACGTCTTCCTCTGTGGTCGCTGGTACAACTGGATTCTTGGTTCTCGCGAACCACATTTCCTTCTGTACTTTCGGCAACAAGTGGACGGAAACTCGTTCTATTGATTCGCAGTTGCAATTCAACAAGTTGTATCAAGGTCTCTTCGTGTATGGGGCGAAAGTTCCCGCATTAAGGAAATCTTCTGGTGCGACCCTGTTTGCAACGTTTTAAGTGATTATTAACTAATTGCTCGCTCGCTTGGGGGATGCACCTTTCAAAACATTCCTCAAGCAGTGAAAGGGAGCGAGCCACCCTTTATGAGAAAAATGATTAAATGGTTTTTCAACTGGTTTTATAAGATTAGACCACCCGAAAGTGTCAAGTATTACAAGACACAAAACATGGCGAGAGCTAGACTTATGAACGCACCAGATGGTTCTTTCCAAATGGAAATAAAAGGCGAGAAATATTCCTTTGCGGGTTTTCCGCGAGGACATATTCTTACAGGCCCATTAGCTAAACTTAAAAGCAAAATTAAGGACGCGGTTTTCAACCAAATCTTCGGGGAGATAGAGAAAATGTATGAGGAAATGAAACACGCCCCGATACCTGTGGAAAAATGTTGTCCCGCTGTCCGAGAAATGGATAGAGTGTTTGAAAAACTCACCCACATGGAGGTCTCGGACGACATGAAAGGACGGATTAACCTTATTCGCAAAGTTCTCATCTTCTTTTTACAGGAAGATGACGCATACCGAATGAGAGCCCAATATTTTCTAGAAAATATAGACAAAAGTAAAATAAAACTTACAAAGGCAGATAAATATTTCGCCAGGGCGAAATATTGGAAAGTTGATTTAGACCATTACGATTATTAAAATGCCACTTTTACCTTACATCATCAATAGTTTCAGAGGCGGAATATCAGATGAAAATGATAAAGGTATTTCAGGTTCATTTAAGTTCGGCTCTAACCTAGACATCCACAAACGAAATGACAGTATTACTTGCGGACAAAGAATGCTCACAGTCCTAGACGCTACCAGAGGCATGGCTGACTATGGCGGAACGACTATGACGAACCTCATCAATGTCTTCGTGGCGGGTTCGGATGGTTCAACTTACGCCTTTGGAGCAACTGGTTCAATCTTTGCTCGCACAGACGAAGGAAACTGGACTTTTGTCTATCAAGATGAGAACGGAGCGATTAAAGGAGCAGTTGAACACGAAGATGAGAATGGTAATAACTATTTATACTGGGCGACTTCCACTTCTATCGCTCGCAAACCTTTTCCCGGCTCTAACTCCGCTCCTGATACGGGGACAATGCGTTGGACAGATGTAACATTGGAATGGAAAAGCGAGTTTATCCTCTTATCTGACTGGCATCCAATGAAGATAGCGGGAGGAAACTTAAACATCGGCAACGCGGAACTTCTGGCTCAACTGGATTTTGACGGAGATTTTGACCCTTCTATCACAAACATCAGACCGGGAAACAATATTACTTGCCTTGAAGAAAGAGATGATATGGTTATTCTGGGTTCAGATAGAACAGATGAAGCCGAAGAAGCCTATCTCTGGTCTTGGATAGAAACTGCTACTAACTATGTAGAGAAAAAACGCATTCCCGCCAAAGGAATCAATACCCTTATTTATGGAGAACTGCCACTTTGTCAGGCGGGAGACAAGGGTGAGATATTTTACTCAGACTTTACCAATACCATACCTGTCGGGGCGATACACGGCAATGGATTCTGTTTACCTCACGCTTCTTGTATCTATAACGGACTTTCTATGTTTGGCTTTAGCGGTTCGTCTCATCCCGGTATCTGGTCTTATGGACGCAAGGCAAAAAATCGTTCGCAAATATTGAACTACGAATACCGACTGATGAATGAAACAGGCGGTGGCGGTTCTACTTCCAGTATTGGAGCGATGATTACAGTCAATGGAGTTCTCTTGGCTTCGTGGGGAAATTCGGCAGGCTCTTATGGAGTAGACCAAGTTTCCACCACCACTAAAGCTGACGCTTACTATGACGGGCTGGAATTTGACGGAGGTAAGCCATTTTGGAAAAAGCACGTTAATTCAATCAAACTGACAATGTCCCCAATGCCCGCAAATACAGGTGTAGCCGTCAGGTTCAAAGGCAACAACGAAACCGACTGGCGATACGCCATTCAAGGTTCAGGGGCGACTACTTTCAGTTATACTGATGCCACCGAAACAGTCTTTACCATAGACAAACCGACAGAATTATTGGAAGTGGGTGTAGACCTTTTTCCTTATTTAAATACAACCCCCGAAGTATTATCAATTACCACATATCTGGATGATTCTGGGTATGAATTTAATTAAAATGGATACCGACGACATAAAAAATCAAGTGCTTGTAAGACTAGGAGCTTCCACCACCCTAGCTTATTACACCGATACAATTTTAACAAATTGGTTCACTTTGGCTCACAAATGGGCGACTTCTTACAAGAAATGGCCATACACTGAAGGCAAGGAATCTACAACTTATGCAAGTTCTTCCGAAGAATACGCTTACCCCGAAGGTTGGCGACCCGATAGTATTCGTCTTTTGCAAGTGGGCGGAAAACGACACCAGAAACTCAACTTTGAGGACTATCAAATTTTTAGAGAAGAACAGTCCAGTTCCAAAGACCGAGTATTTACGGATTATATGAACAGATATTTTATCAATCCGAATACAGACGCTTCGGGAACGATTACAGTCTGGGGACAATATCAGCCAACTTGGGATATAACTGATGAAGATTTTAAGACTGTCTTTTCCAATATAGATGAAGACGGCAACGAAGCTATCATTAACCGAATGCTCTCTTACGCTATGGAAAGAGAAAAGAAAGGACAAGAGAGTGTAAACTTTCTACAAAAAGGGCAGTTGCTTTTAGACGCTATGTGGAAAAGAATCCAAGACGAGAAGTTCGGCTATCAAGGCAAAGACAGGGGAATGTGGAAAGATTTTGATGTGCTAGGTGGAGATTATAACGATAACACTAATAACCCATTAAGATGGTAAATTTATACAACGAAACAAAAGAAGATATACCTTTACCGGGACAAGAACCAGTAGAAAGCGGGGAATCAAAACTTCCTCTTGGAACTTCCGAGACCGAAAAACCCACAAGGTTTGGAAATACTATCTTTACAGGTGGTTATGTTAGGAGTAGAAACTTTGTTCAAAATGTGAGTGGTTGGCAATGGCGACCTGATAGGATTGATATTTTTACAGGTATATTTAACATTGGTGGCACTCAAATAACCATAGACAATACTCAAGACATACAAACTAATTTAGACTTGATTGAAAGTGCAGGTGGTGGAACTCTCTTTTTACAAAATGGAACTTATCTTTTAACCGCCGATATTTCTATTCCAAGTAGTGTAACCTTACAAGGAGTTTCCCGTGATGGAGTAATTTTAGACTGTGATGGAACTTTTGGAGTAAAAATTACTGGAACAAATATTTATACTACGGGAACACTCACTATAAATGATACTGAAACCACAGTAGTGGGAAGCGGAACGATATTTACTTCGGATATGGTTGGGCGATTTATCTTTTTATCTGACGCTTGGTATGAGATAACAGTGTTTACAGATACGACCCATATCACCGTCGGCACACCCTACTCTGGCACAAACCTTGCAGGTTACGCAGTAGCTATTTCGTCCATAGCAAACAGCGCAACAATAAGTAAACTTACAGTTACAGGAGCAACAGGGGCGGGAGTTTCTCTGCAATACTGCCAAGAACCTATCTTGAATGATTTAGTCATTTATGGCAATGGAACGGGAATAGATGCTGATTATGTTGTTTTTCCAAAATACTTAGTTGCCTGTAATGAAAATGGAGTAAACCTTAACCAAAACTTTGTGGAAGGATTTTATTGGGATTTCTCGGAATTTAATCGTTCTACTGTCGGAGCGAATATAATAATGACCAATACTAACAAT